AAGTAAAACAAAAACCAAAAACACAAATAACAGAATATTGTCCCTCAACGAAAGATCTTAAAATGTCAACAGTATTTAAGTCAGATGATGTTACAAAGGATGATCTTTCTTGGATTCAGTTCTATTGCTTGATTCGTCTAAGAGAAGAGAACATAAATATTAATCAAAGTCAATTTGATAAAAACTTGATAAATATATCTATGATTTATAATACATATGGGGAAACAAAAGCTTTGGAGTGGATTTTTAACTCTGTCAAACCTTTCCTTGACGGCGGTTCCAATCCATCTTATAGACAGTACAAAGCTGTTCAAGAAAACAAGAGCAGAAACCAAACAAGAATAAATTTCAAGTTTTAGAGGAAATATGTACTTTGAAGTTCTCGATAACAAAATTGAATGCTACGGGTTCTATTATGATGGACAAATTCACAACAAACTTCCAGAAGACTGTAGATATACATGGTCTTATTCTTCGCATTTGGTGGATAAACAGGTTGCTTTTGCTTCTCTTTACGTAGGAGGCAAAGACATAAATCAAGTATGCCCACCAGAGCTAAAGGAAAGTTGGGACATTGCAAGTGCTAAACTAAAGGCATTTCTAAGGTCTTTCATTATTTCCAAAGTAAACCTCGACCATAATTGCTTTTATGATTTGGTTCCAGAGAGGTTCTTGCTTGAGTATTTTGAGCTAAAAAGCAAGATCACGAAATATGTTATTGAAAACTACAAGAAGCCAAAAAACTATGACTATCTTTTGTCTCTTGCTAAGTTTGTCGAACATATTAGGAATCAAAAGCTAAACATTGATTCTTCTTCTCTAAGGGGGCTTCTTCCAAGAGAGAAAGCTTTCAAAGCAAAACTAAATGAGTATGATCCATATGTAAAGTACAATATGTTTGGAACCATTACAGGTCGTTTAGCTACGATGCCAAACTCTTTTCCAATTCTTTCTATGGATAAGTCATTTCGTTCTGTTATAAAGCCAAATAACAATTGGTTTGTTGAATTAGACTTCAATGGTGCAGAACTTCGTACATTCTTAGCTTTAGCTGGAAAGGAACAACCAGATTGCGATATTCACGATTGGAACGTACAAAACGTATTCAATGGGGAACTTGATAGAGATAAGGCAAAGGAAGAGATTTTTTCTTGGCTTTATGGAGCAGACAAGACTTACAATGCAGCTTCTCAAATTTATGATCGCGAGCAAATCCGAAATAAATATTGGGATGGTAAGGCAGTAACTACTCCATATGGCAGAGTAATTGAATCCGATAAACACCATTCTATGTCTTATCTTATTCAGTCAACATTTGCGGATATTGTTCTTCGTCAGGTTATAAAGGTCAATAACTTCTTAGAGAATAAGAAGTCCAAGATTGCTTTTTGTATCCATGACAACGTTGTTTTAGATCTTGCTAAAGAAGAGAAAGATATTTTGAATGATGTTATTGAATTATTCTCAAATACAGAGTATGGTAAATTCAAAGTAAATATCAAAGTAGGAAACAACTACGGAGATATGAAAACTCTCTTGAAGAACTAATTATAGTATGTTAGAAATACTAGAAAAAATAAATAAACAAGCTCTTGAAGAGATCGAAAAATACCAACGTCTTGTAAGAAAGAAGAATATAAAAGCTAAGAAAAAGCTTATAGGTCGTGGTAATGCTGGCGCTAAATCTGGTCTTGGTCCTATGGAAGAAGTACAGATAAGTGAACGTGCATTAGAAGAAGGAAGAGCTTATAGAAAAGATAAAGAATATGATCCTAAACAACTTAAGCTTGGAACTAAAGTTGAAATGGAGCACGTAAAACATCTAAAAGATCGCAAAAAAGCACAGCAAGAAGCTGAAAAAACTGCTAAGGATCATCTTGATGAAGATCCCGATTATTATAAAAAACTTCTAAAGTATATAGAAAAATAACCACTAAGAGAGCAAAATGGAAAGCAACGATACGTCCGATGCTGTTATTATAGTTGTCGCACATAAAACAAAGAAAGAAACTGTTTTAGTAGTCGAAAGATCAAAAACAGATGAATGGAAGCCTCTTCATTGGAGTTTACCTGGAGGACATATTCAAAAGAATGAAACTCCATACTTTGCTGCTAAAAGAGAACTAAAAGAAGAAACAGGCTTAGAAGCAAAGGATATTTCTATTTGTACTGTAAAAAATGGAACAAATGGAAAGATGTATATTTATCTTTGTGATGAATGGTCTGGAGAAGTCAAACTTAATTTTGAACACTCAGATTATAAATGGGTTGAATATGATAAGCTTGATGAACTATCTAAAACTACACCAGATCTAAAAAACTTTGTTAGACAGGCATTAGATATCCCCACAGGTTACTAAAATGAATATTATTGGAATTGGTAATACTGGTTGCAATATTGCACAAAAGTTTGAACAATATAAACAATTCAAAGTATTCAAGATAAATAACGATCTTATCCCAGAATATAAAACACCAGAAGAATATGAATTAAAATATGAACCTGTAAGCTTTGATATTGAAGATGAGCTTACAGTTATTTTATCTGGTGAAGAAACAATAAATGGAATGTTGTTAAGGTTTCTTGAGCAATATAAGAATCTTGAAATAAAAGTCTTATACGTAAAACCAGATGTAAAGTTTCTTACATATACTCAAAAGGCTATGGAGAAGGTCGTCTACAATGTGTTACAAGAGTATACGAGGTCTGCAAGAATAAAATTTATGAGTATTGTAGACCTAAAGCTTGTATCAGATATAGTTGGTAAAGTTTCTCTAAAAGAAAGGCAAGATAAGATATATTCTACTTTTGCCGCTTCATACTATATGAAAAATATGTTTGAGAACATAGAATCAGCTTATGAAAAGATAATTGAAACTCCTTCAACTTATTGTATTACTTCTTTGGGAATTATGAATTTTGAGTCTGGAGAAGAAACTTTATTCTATCCGATTGACAACGTAAGAGAAAAGGTTTACTATTACTACATCAACAAAGAAACACTCAACGACGATACTGAGTTGTTTGAAAAAATAGAAGAACAGATAAACAATAAGTTTTCGGAAAATGTAACTATATCTTTTGCAATTTTCGAAAGCCCTCATTCTGATTCTGTTGTTTACATAGAACATAAATCACCTTACATACAGGCATAAAATGAAAGCATACGTTGGAACATTTACCAAAAAAGACGGTTCATTGCGTACTATGACATTTATTAATATTGAAGACTTGCCAAAGGAAATCATGGAAAAGAAGTTGAAGAACTCTGGCCGTAAGGTTACATTGACTGAAGGACAGAAGGTAGTTTACGATATTGAAAAGAATGAATTTCGCATTTTCAATCACAATTCTATTGTAGGAGAACTTGACGAAATTGAGGTTGACACCATCCGACCTGTTGAATATGATGGTAGTACATCGATCTAGCAGAATGTGAGATTAGACATTCTGACTCTAACTAACTTATAAAGGAGAACAAATCATGGCTCTTGATCTAAATAAAATGCGTGCAAAGCTAAACAGTCTTTCTAACAACGGAAAGTCTGAGAATACATCAAACAACTGGAAACCAGAGGAAGGACAACACTCTATTCGTATTGTTCCTACTGCTGACGGAGATCCATTCAAGGAATTTTGGTTCCATTATGGTGTAGGAAAAGCCAAGGTTGTTCTTTGTCCCAAGAAGAACCATAATGAGGAATGCCCAATTTGTGAGTTTGCTTCACAACTTTGGCGAGAAGGTACAGCAAATAACGACGAAGAAAGCAAGAAGATGGCAAAGTCTCTCTTCCCTCGTCAACGCTTCTCCTCTGCTGTTCTTGTTCGTGGAGAGGAACAAAAGGGAGTACAGGTTTGGTCATATGGTAAGACCGCATATGAGACTCTTATTCAACTAGTTCTAAATCCAGATTATGGAGATATTACAGATCCAGAAGATGGTCTTGATTTAGTTATTGACTACGCTAAGGCTGCTGGTCCCGGTGCGTTCCCAACCACCAAGATTACTCCTCGTCGTCGTAGTTCTCCACTTTGTGATCCTTCTTATGGCGGTACTGCAAAGTGTAAGGAAATTCTCGATACAGTCCCAGACTTTGAGAAGCTCAATAAGCGTCTTACAACCGCAGAAGTTCAGAAGATCCTTGATGAAGCCTTTGCATCTGATGAAGGTGCAGAGGAACGCTCTTCTACTACAGTCCGTGGTGGTACAGCAGTCGATGACGCTTTTGACCAATTCGTAAACGGCAAGTAAACTAAAACAAAGCGGCGGGTGTATCTAATAATATAGGTATGCCCGCCGTTCTTACATCTAAAGGGACTAAAATGGCTAAAAAAGTACAAACAACATCAAATGGTAAGTTATCTATCTCTCAAATTAGAGAAATGATTAACAAAAAAGCAGGAATCGAAGTCGCTTATAACCTTGAAGAAGACAATCCAACAGACGTTATCGAATGGATTTCAACAGGTTCTGAGGTATTAGACTCTATTATTTGTAGAGGTAAGAAAGCTGGTATCCCTGTAGGTAAAATTACAGAGCTAGCAGGTACAGAAGCTTCTGGTAAGTCTTATTTTGCTGCCCAGATCGCTGCAAATGCACAAAAAATGGGTTATACAGTAGTTTATTTTGACTCAGAATCTGCTCTTGACTCTGAGTTTCTAAAGAAAGCTGGCTGTAATGTTCCAGAGATCATCTATACTCAAGCAACATCTATTGAATTCGTATTAGAGACTATTGAACAACTTCTTTCAGAGCCAGAAGCAGAAAGAATGCTTTTTGTTCTTGACTCATTTGCATTCACTCCATCACTTGCAGATATCGAAGGTGACTTCAACCCTCAATCATCTATGGCAGTAAAGCCAAGAATTATGTCAAAGGGTCTTGCAAAGCTTATTCAACCAATTGCAAACAAAAAGAGTGCTTTCTTAGTTCTAAACCAACTAAAGCAAAACATTGTAATGGGTCCAACAGCGCATACAGAAATGCTTATAAACCCTTTTATTGCTCCAGGTGGTAAAGCTCTTGCATATGCTTATTCTCTTCGTATTTGGCTTACCCCAAGAAAGAGTAAGTCAAGCTACGTAACTACAGAAACTGGTTTTAGAATTGGTTCTGAGACTAAATGCACTCTAAAGAAGTCACGTTTTGGTACAGAAGGTCGTGAATGTTCTTTGAAGTTGCTATGGGGCGGAGAGAAAGTTAGAGTATCAGATGAAGAAGCATGGCTAGATATTATTTCTAAGTCTGATAAAGTAACTACTGGAGCTTGGTGGAATATCAAGCTTCCAAATGGCACAGAAAAGAAGTTTAGATCTGCTTCATTCGGTCAAGAGCTTGAAGATACAGAATTCAAAGAAGCTGTTCTAAAGATCGTAGAAGATGAGCTTATTACTAAGTTTGATAAACAAACTGGTGACGCTTCAAATTACTACAACTTAGAAGAAGAATAGAATTCTAGTTGCCTACTAAACGGCTTTGGGTTACTCTACTGGTGTCTGGAGAATTGAACATCATGGAGTCTGACCCGAAGCCGTTTTACGATCTGTCTAAGAAGCAGCAGCGTTATGTTGAGCTTGCTGCTCGTATTGCACAGCAGACAGAATTCAAGGAGTATAAGCATGGTGCCGTCCTTGTTCGTGGTGGTGCCGTTCTGAATACTTCTTGCAATAAGAATAAGTATAAGGCTTGGGCTAATCGTTTCCGCAAGAAGCAGCGTGGTCATGCTACTCTTCATGCTGAGATTGGTGCTATCCTTGGTCTTGACCGCTCTATGACTGAGGGTGCGACTGTTTACGTTGTTCGTGTTGGTCGTACTGGAGATCTCAAGAATTCTAAGCCTTGTCCGATGTGCGAGGCAGCTATGCAGTTTGTCGGTATCAAGAAGGTTGTTTATTCTAATGAGAACGGCGATATTGAGAACATGAGGATCTACAATGAGTGAGATAGGTAAGAGTTATTACGATGAAAATTACAGTAGCTACCGCAATCCTTGGGAAGAAGCTAAGGAAGGTTGTTGGGTAATCCGAAAGAAGGATGGTTGTACCTCAACAACTAAGATTGATAACCCAGCACTTGCAGAAGTTGAAGTTGCTCTTGCGATCTTATATGATGGTATTATGAAGACCATGAATAAAAAGATGGAAGATAACAATTACTTTATCTCTCCACATGATTACGTTATGTCAGGTATCGAATATATACGAAAGGAAATGAATAAAAATGCCACTAAGCTATGATGAATTTTCTGCCAAGTGTGTTCAACTTGAAGAAAAGTATAGTAAACTTCTTGACCTCAACTATGGTTTTGAGATTGGAGCAGGTTGGCTTCCTATTGTTGAAACCTTCCTAGAAAAAGCTTCTGCATATCAAGAATATGTAAAGGTTGTTCAAATCAAGGAAAAGTTTGGTTCCCTTAGAATTTATTATAGTTATCGTGAAGATGATGAAGATGATTGGGATAATGTTAGTAGAAACGAAGAAGCTTATGAAATGGTTAGTAGTCTAGTCCACGAAGCAGAATTCAAGTCTAGTATCGCATGTGTTAGTTGCGGAACAGAAGAAAACGTGGTAAAGAGGATATCTTACGATAAATATTGTATATCTTGTTATGACTCGATTAAAAGCAAAAATAGGTGACTTAGTTAGGTATGTATACTTTCCTGTCCCTATCTATGGAAGCCATTTTAGAAGCTCAGAACATTTAGGAGTCGTTATTGACAAAGCAGGAGAGCTAGTTTATATTGTTCATTCATTACATGATAATGCAGTATATCGTGTAATAAAGGATGATATACAATGCATCGTGTCTTAATTGTTGACGCTCTAAACCAGTTCTTTAGAGCATACATTACTAACCCAACTATAACTCCAAATGGTAATCCCGTTGGTGGTGTAGTTGGGTTTTTGAATATCCTGCAAAAGCTCTGTAAGGAAGTAAAACCAGACTTGACTATTATTTGTTGGGATGGTGAAGGTGGTTCAAGAAAACGCAAAGGAATGAACGAGAACTATAAAGAAGGTCGAAAACCTATGCGTTTGAATCGTGATGTTCGTAATTTGTCTGACAACCAAGAATTAGAAAATAAGATCTGGCAACAAACAAGACTTATTGAATATCTAAATAACTTACCAGTTGTTCAGCTAATGTATCCAGAGATAGAAGCAGACGATCTAATCTCATATACTTGTAAGCTTCCTATGTTTAGTCAAAGCCAAAAGGTAATTGTATCCTCAGATAAAGACTTTATTCAACTAATAGAACCTAAAACAATTCTATACAGACCAATACAAGAACAGTTGTTGAATGTGAAGAAGATACTTGAGGAATACTCTATTCATCCTAATAACTTTACTCTTGCTCGTTCTATTTCTGGTGATACATCTGATAACCTGCAAGGAGTAAAGGGTGTAGGCTTGACCACTCTTGCAAAGCGGTTCCCCTTTCTATCAGAAGAAACTTTCCATACGATAGATGATGTGATACAATACTCCAGAACAAACAAGGGAAAAGTAAAAGCATATGAAGCTGTTTTGGAAAATGTGCAAGTGATAAGAGATAACTACAAAATTATGCAACTTCACTCACCACAAATTTCTATACAAACTAAGATGCACATAGACAATATGTTTGATAACTTTGAAGTACAAATGAATCTCTTGGAATTCAAAAAGATGATGGTACAAGATGGATTCGGTACTTCTAACTATACTATTTTGTTCGATATTATGAAAAATACAAAAAGGAATTAGCATGATCAAAAGTGTTGACATTGTAGTTGGTGCAGCATGGGGTGATGAAGGTAAAGGTAAAGTCACTCATTATCTTGCATCAAGTAAAAAGAATAATAAACCATATTACAATTTCGTAGCTCGTTGGGGAGGAGGTTCAAATGCGGGACACACCATTTATCATGAAGGCAGGAAGTTTTCTACACATATTGTTCCTAGTGGTATATTCCACGGTATTACTTCTGTTATCGGTCCCGGTTGTGTTGTAAACCTTGATTCTTTCTATAAAGAAGTAGAGGAGCTAAAGTCTGGTGGTTTTGATACTTCTCTAATCAAGATTCATCCAAATGCTCATATTGTTACAAACCAACACATTGAAGAAGACAAAGCACATTTAGCTTCTAAACTTGGCACAACAAGCAGCGGGATTGCACCAGCTTATAGAGATAAATATGCAAGAATTGGCTTACTAGCTAAGGATTCCGACTTAGATAAAAGCTATTTACTTACTGACAAACTCTATGGCAATATTCTTTGCGAAGGCGCTCAAGGTTTTTGGCTTGATATTAACTATGGTAATTATCCATATGTTACATCAAGTGAATGTCTCCCATATGCTGCTTGCTCGCTTGGATTCTCGCCAAAAGCAATCCGCAATATCTATGGTGTTGCAAAGATCTATGATACACGTTCTGGTGAAGATCCAGACTTCCCAGCTTCTCTTCTACGCAATCCAGAACTTTTGGCAATTGCAGATGCTGGTAAAGAGTATGGTGTTACTACTGGACGCCGCAGAAAAGTTAATTGGCTTAATTTAGATAAACTAATTGAAGCTTGTACTATTTCTGGCGTTACGCATCTTATTATAAACAAATGCGATATTCTAAAGGAAACTGGTAAGTATAAACTCTATTATGGTTCAAACCTAAAAGAGTTCTCAAGTATAACAGAAATGATTCGTTTTATTGATTCTGTTTTCCAAGTTGGTTGTGGGAATGTTCAACAAGTTTCGTTCTCATTTTCACCAGATTTAGTAGAAGAAATGTAATTTTCTCCCACACTATTCTATTTATAGTGTGGGAGTTTTTATATGAAATATGGTTTAATTTTAGAAAATTGGAAGAAATTTTTATATGAAGTAGATGTTTCACCAACAACTTCTACAAATCCTGTTTCGCCTATAATGACCCCAAGTACTAACAAAACAAATGTAAAAACATATGGTGATTTACAAAAACTAATAGGCGTTATACAAAAAAATAAAAAATTGTCTAAAACTGGTGAAGCAAGCCTTGATTTAGCATTGGATCAAGTTGCTGGTCTTATTCCCGGTGCATCAAATATTAAATCTGCTTTTGATTTTTTTAAAATAATCTATTCCGCAGACGACACAAAAAAAACAAATACGTGGCTTGATAAGATTAATATTGACGATGATTATGCTAAAATTGCTGATGATAGTGTCGAAAATACATTTTTACAAAATTTACTATTAGTATTATCAAAAAAAAATCCAGAGGAATTACTTCCAAAAGATTACAATATTAATAAAGAATTACAAGTATTTTTAAAAAATAAATATAATAATAGAACTTTACAAGGTGCAGCAATACAAGAAGCAAAAAAGAAAAAGAGTGGTGATCGCTGTACAAGAATAGCTAAACGTAAATATGATGTTTGGCCTTCTGCTTATGCTTCTGGTGCTGTTGTAAAGTGTCGTCAAGGAAAAATATGGAAAGGCATATCTGAAAATATGACCGATGAAGAAATTGACGAAGCTTTATTACTTGAAGAAATAGAAGTAATTGAAGAAGCTAAAAAAAAAGACTATAAACCAAATTTCTCCAAAGAAAAAGAACAAGGTCTTCATGGATGGTTTGCAAGAAATAAAGGAAAGGGTTGGGTAAACTGCCGTACTGGTGGCCCTTGTGGTCGTGAGTCTGCTGATAGTGGTGGTAAATATCCAGCATGTAGACCAACAAAAGCACAATGTAAATCTGCTGGTAAAGGCCCACTAAGAAAAAAGAAATCTTCTAAGCCTATATCTTGGACTAAAAAGAAGAAGAAGGACTAATTAAGTTATGAGCAAATATTCATCCTACAAACAACAACAACTATTGACAGAAGCTTGGAGAAGTTTCGCAATTGTAGAACAACAACCAATAAACGATATTCAAGAAGAAACTACTGAATATGATGATGCTGTTCTTGAAGATGGAACATTAGTTTGTGCAGGATGCTTGCAAGAGTTACTTGAAAGTGATAGAAATGTCATTCAAGAAGCAAAATACCAAGGCCGTACTGTGACTCTAAACAAGCCATTTCTTACCCCAAGTGGGCCAAAAAAACGTTCTGTTTATGTTAAGAATCCTAAAACTGGAAATGTAAAAAAAGTTAATTTTGGTGATCCAAATATGAGAATTAAAAAATCAGACCCAAAACGTAGAAAGTCCTTTAGAGCAAGACACAAATGTAGCCAAAAGAAAGATAAAACCACAAGCGGCTACTGGTCGTGCAAATTCTGGGAGTAATTATTCTGTATATTTCCAATATAGCCCTTTACATTTTTTAATTCTGCCTTTTATAGCATCAAGTATACTACAAGGACTACAATCTACATCTTTTGCAGCATCAATAATTTTGTAATATGTTTTAACAATATTTCCATCTTTATCTATGGATTGTATAGTTCTACCGTGTGGATTATAGTTTGGATTAGAAAGTTTTGTTTTATTATCGATAGTATTAAAGTATTCTTTATAGCACCAACCAAAACCATAAATATAACCAAAGCTATTTTCGGATTTACACAATGTTATAATATTTGTGCGATTAAATCCATTTCTTAAAAGTTCCTTACCAGAAGACCACTCTTTTACTAATTCTCCAGTTTCTATTTTAAATTGAATGATAGGTTTTGTATTTTTCATATGACTACTTTGTATTTTTTCTTTATGTTGTTTTGTTTTTGGTTCTGTAGCATTTAAAAATTCTACATTTCCTCCATCAACCATGTTATATCCATTAGGACATTTAGAATTAAATTGGTTTACAAGTTCAAATTCTTTTTTATTTGCTTCTTCTAAAGTTGCTACACACTCTAACAATTCTATGTTAAAGTTTTCTATACCATGCAACCTCATAGCAGAATGAAGAACAAGATTAGAACCTTTATTTGCTTTTGATTTATGACCGCTCCATCTTTTATTGATAGTGTTTTTAGTTTGACCAATATAAACTTTATCATTTATACTATTTTTAACTATATAAATATTAAACATTATTTTTTCCATATAATAAATAGTGTGGACTTGTAAAAAATGGTATTATGAAAGATGGTTTTTTATTAGTTGACTTCCACTCTTAACCGTATTAGTATATATCATTCCCTAAAGGTGTCTCTATGACCAACGAAAAGAGCGATCTTTCACGTTTTGGCAAGGTATTTCAAGAAAACCTTGTTCAACTCATGCTAAACGATAGAACTTTCTGTGATCAAATCAAGGAAGTTATGGATATTGAGTTTTTAGAACTCAAGTATCTTCAAACATTTGTGCAGAAGATGTTTGAATACAAAGACCGTTATAAGGTGCATCCATCTTATGACATTATGACTTCGATCATCCGTGATTCATTGGGTGATGAAACCGAAGCTCTACAAAAGCAAGTACGTGATTACTTTGCTCGTATCCATGCAAAAGAAGTGGATGGAGCAGAATATATCAAAGAAACTTCTCTTGATTTTTGTAAGAAGCAAAAGCTAAAGGAAGCTATGTTGAAGTCCGTAAAGCTTCTTCAATCTGCTTCATTTGATGAAATTTCTAAAACTATCAATGATGCTCTAAAGCTTGGAGTATCTACTGATATTGGTTATGACTTCCTTGCAGACTTTGAAAAGCGTTTCCAAATTAAATCACGCAATCCTGTTTCTACTGGATGGGCTGAAATGGATCATCTAACAAAAGGTGGTATTGGAAGGGGTGAACTTGGAGTTGTTGTAGCTCCTACGGGCGCTGGAAAGTCTATGGTACTTGTACATCTTGGAACCGAAGCTCTAAAGCAAGGAAAAACAGTTATTCATTATACACTTGAATTAGCGGATACTGTTGTTGCCTCTCGTTACGATAGCTGTTATACTTCATTTGCTATTCGTGAGTTGCCCCAATATAAAGATCAAATTTTCGATATGATCAAGGATATGCCAGGCAAGCTTATTGTAAAGGAATATCCTACAAAAACAGCTAGTACAAACACTATTCGTATGCATCTTGAGAAGCTAAAAATCCGTGGTGTTGTACCAGATATGATCATTGTCGATTATGGAGATCTACTCAAACCCATTTCAAATCAAAAAGAGAAGAGACAAGAACTTGAAACTATTTATGAAGAGCTACGAGGTATTGCAGCAGAAACTGGTTGCCCCCTTTGGACAGCATCACAAACTAATCGTTCTGGTCTAAACGCAGAAGTTATTACAATGGAGTCTATCTCTGAGGCTTTCAATAAATGTTTCGTTGCAGATCTTATCTTTTCAGTATCTCGCACAGTCGAAGATAAAACTATAAATGGTGGTAGGATCTTTATTGCAAAGAATCGAAATGGCCCAGATGGTTTAGTTTATCCAATTAGTATGGATACAGGGAATGTTAGTATTAGAATGCTCCCTTCAACTGGTGAGACTCCATCAGAGATCATTACTAAATCGGCAAAAGAGCAAGAAGAGAATCTAAAGAAAAAGTATTCAAAGCATAAGAAAACAAAGAAAACGGAGGTTGAAGAATGTACACTAGAGAACAAGTAAATAAGGCAAGTTTACAGTATTTTAATGGCGATGAGCTTGCAGCAAACGTATTTACAACTAAATACGCCCTAAAAGATAGCGCAGGTTCATACGTAGAACTTACTCCAAACGACCTACATCGTCGTTTGGCTAAAGAGTTTGCACGCATTGAAGCTCGATATGGTGGAGAGAATGCTTTGAGTGAGGATAAAATTTATTCTTACATCAAAGACTTCAAGTATATTGTCCCACAAGGTTCACCAATGTTTGGAATTGGTAATAACTTTGTAAACGCTTCACTATCAAATTGTGTTGTAGTTGCCTCACCAGATGATAACGTTTCTTCTATCGTAGATTCTGGAAAGCATTTAGCTAATTTGTTCAAGCGTCGTTGTGGTGTTGGTCTTGATATTTCAAATCTACGACCAGAAGGAATGTCAGTAAATAACTCTGCTGGTACTACAACTGGTGCTTGGTCATTTGCAGACTTCTATTCATATGTTTGTCGTATGATTGGTCAAAATGGTCGTCGTGGTGCTCTTATGATTTCAATTGACGTAAGACACCCAGACGTTGATAAATTTGCTAAAATGAAAAACGATCTAACAAAGGTGACAGGTGCAAATATATCTATTAGGATTTCAGATGATTTTATGGAAGCTGTGGAACAAGATGCGGACTTTACTCTTAAATTTCCTGTTGATTCCGCTACTCCTTCTTACTCTAAAACTATTAGAGCCAGAGAACTTTGGAGAACTATTGTCGATTCAGCGACGAGAACGGCAGAACCCGGACTCTTGATGTGGGGTAATATTGAGAAGTTTCTACCAGCAGAATCATATAAAGATGTAGGTTTCAAAACACTAACTACAAATCCATGTGGTGAGATCCCTCTTTCTGCATATGATTCCTGTAGACTTATCTCAATTAATCTCAAGTCATTTGTGACCGTTCCATTCACAACAGAAGCTAAGTTTGATTACGTGAAGCTTGGTCATGTAACATTC